TCTATGCAGAACGCTTTCCCAACCGCCGCATAATTCATTCTCTCGGAGCCCCTAAATTGCAAACTTCTCTTGACACTACCGCGGACCCGAAGGACAGTAAAATTTCTGAACTTGAAAAACAGGTCGCTGAGATCCGGGCGGAAGCCGCGAAGAAGGATCTGACGGCAAAGGCGTTAAAATACGCTGGGGAAAAGAAACTGCCGTCGGAACTTGTCAGCTTTTTCATCGGTAAGGATGAGGACGCAACGAAAAACAATTTAAATGCGCTGGAATCCGCGTTTACCAAAAGCGTAAATTCCGTTGCCGAGGAACGGTTGAAGGCCGGATACAAGCCGCCGAAAGCCGATGAAGATCCCGCCACGGATAAGGACAAGGCGCAACAGGAAATTAATTCGATTTTTGATTTAAAGTAAAGGAGAATGACTTATGGCGAACGTAATTGAGTTTGCGACGCTGTTTCAGACTGCGTTGGATCAGCAGATGGAGCAGCAGGCGACTTCCGGCTGGATGGAAGCAAACGCCGGCCGGGTGATTTATAACGGCGGAAAGGAAATCAAAATTCCAAAGCTGACGATGGATGGCTTGGCAAATTATGACCGGGATAACGGCTTTACTGCCGGCAGCGTCCATCTGGATTATGAAACTGTGGAAATGACGATGGACCGCGGCCGCAGCTTCCAGCTTGACGAGAATACCGTCAACGAAAGCAATTTCGTGGCAAACGCCGGCACGGTGATGTCGGAATTCCAGCGTCTGCATGTTATCCCGGAAGTGGATGCCTACCGGTACAGTAAGATTGCGGCGCTTGCTATTGCTGCGGGACGGGCGTCCGGCGGATATATTCCCGCGGTGGCTGACATCTACAGCAAGCTGAAAGCGGATATTGCGGCGGTGCAGGATGTGGTCGGTGACCTTCCGCTTATTATCGTCATGAACCGGATGGTAAAGAATGTTCTTGAAAATTCGACCGAAATTACCAAACAGCTGCCGGTTGTCGACTTTACGCAGGGCAATCTCACGACAAAGGTTAATGCGATTGACGATTGCGTTATCCGGCCTGTTCCTTCGGCCCGGCTGAAAACGGCTTATGTATTCAACGACGGAAAGACTACCGGGCAGGAAGGCGGCGGCTTTACTCCGGACGCCTCGGCTAAGACCATCAACTGGATCATTTCTGCGCAGAATGCACCGATTGCCGTGTCGAAAACCGATGCAATCCGTATTTTTGATCCCAATACCAACCAGAAGGCCCGGGCTTGGGGCATGGATTACCGTAAATACCATGATCTTTGGATTCCGGAAAATAAGCTGGCTGCCGTGTTTGTGAACGTGCAGGAAGCACTTACTACTGGGGGTTAATACTGATGTTTAAGCTGCAGAATCTAAATGTTTTCCGGATCGTGGACAGCGAGCACGACCGGGATGCGCTGGTCGGTCAGGGATATAAGCTGGTGCAGGGCTCACCGGCTGTAAAATCGGCCGGGCAACCGGAAAAGCGCGGTCCCGGCCGGCCGCCGGTAAAAAAGTAACGGAAAGGCGGTAAGGTTATGGCTGTTTTGGATGATTGCAAAACCCTGCTTGGTATTTCGGGATCTGATCAAGACGCAATCCTGCAGCTGTATATCCGCCGCGCCGGTCAGGCTGTTCGGTTCTATTTAAACACGGATTGCAATCCGGAAACCGATTATCCGGACGCCGTTCTGCTGGTGGTCATGGAAGCCCTGGAGCGTCGCGGTAATGAGGGCCTTAGCCAATTCATGCAAGGGTCCCGGCAGGGATCATACGAACCCGGGCTGTCGGAAGAAGTTCGATCGTTACTGCCCGCCCCCTGCGTCGGCCTCCATGGGGGGGCCTGAAATGTATATCAATAAAACGCTGTCGCTGTATCGGCTGACTCCAGGGTCAACTGATGATAGCGGCGTTTATCATCCGGGTACCGCCGAGTTTGTCCGAAACGTTCCGATGGATTTTCAGCCATATAGCCGTGAGCTGTTAAAAAAAGATTACGGTTTTGATGTTGACGTTACGCAGCGGTTATTTATCCGGGATGCGTCCGATGTTGACCTGGGCATGCAGTTTCGGGAGGGCAGTACGGTGTACGAGGTTCGAAAAACCGTTCCCTGGGATAACTACAGCGAGGTGATGGTCTATGAGCTTCCATAGCAATCTGGGCGCCGTTCTCGCGGCGTTGGATAGCAGCAAACGACAGGCTTTGCAGCAGATTGGGGTGCGGTGTACGGCGAACGTACAGCTGATTGAACCGGTGCAGTCCGGTAATATGCGCCGATCCACGACATCCCAGGTTGTGTCCAATGACGCCGTAGCCATTGGCGTGACTAACGATGCTCCGTACTCGATCTATGTTGACCAGGGATCATCGAAGCAGAAGGCCCAGCATTTCCTGGAAGATGGAATCCAGGGGTGCGTCGGGCAGATTAAAGGCCTTGCGGAAGAATCTTATCACAATCACATGCGGGGGTGATATGGAATGGACCCGGACACACAGAATCCGGTGGTACGGGATGCGCAAAAATTGGTCCGGGCTTTAATCCTTCCGATTATTCCCGCTTGTTATGCGAATGAGTATCCGCCGGAAAAATTGAAAGAAGATGGAAAGCACCTTTATCCTTACGTCACGATTGCTTTTAGTAACGCCGCAAGGAATAATGAGTTTTCCGACCTATATACGCTTCAAATTGATATTTGGGATAATCAGGGAAGCGACGTCACGCAGCTGGAGCAGCTAACGGACGTCGTTTTTCATGTCCTCAACAAGCAGCATTTTTTGACTGATACGCTTTTTATGGAATTATACCGTGATACGGTTTGGCGGCTATCGCTGCCCGATCCGGATGATGCCGTACGGCGTCGGCAGTTGAAATTTGTCGCACGAATTTATGAAAGGACCAGGATTGTATGAACAGTACAGTAACGACGGGGTTCAGCCCCGACACCGCGAAGCATCTGCTGTTAGATGCGGGAGCCGTGTATAAAAACTATGGCCTGGAGTCGGAAAAGCTGGTTGGCGCCACATCCGGCGGCAACGAATTCGATTTTAAGCCTAAAGCCCGTCAGATTAGCGTGGACGGTGTGAAAGCCGCAAACGCAAAAGGGCTGCAGGTGTACGACTCCATCACGATCACGTTGAAATGCAACTTTTTGGAAGCGACCGAGGAAGTTTTGGCGATGGCGTTGAATGCCGACGTTGTAGCCGATGATGCCGGGGAACCTACCGGGTATGATCGTATTGTCCCGCGGGCAGCAATCCATGACAGTGATTATATTGATAATATCGCCCTGGTGACGACTATCTCCGGCAGCGGTAAGCCAATTGTGATTATTCTGAAAAACGCTTTGTCGCTGGACGGCCTGCAGATCAAATCCGAGGACAGCAAGGATATTACTCTGCCGGTAACTTTTACGGCGAGTGCTGATCCGCAGAAGCCGCAGGAACTGCCTATGGAAATTCATTATCCGTCGGACGTTGCGTCTGCGGCGCTGTTTTATGTGGTCGGCTCCCCGATCATAGACAGCGATAAGGTCCAGCTGACTATGAGCGATACTGTCGCAGAAACGGTCCCCGCGGACGGTTTTGTGGTTACGGTCGACGGGGCCGCTGATGCGGTTACGGCGGCATCGCGAGGAATCAACGCCCAGAATACTATCCTGCTTACGCTTACTACAGTGCCGACGTCCGGACAGGCTGTTACCGTTGCGTATACGCAGCCTACCGATACGGCTAAGCGGGTTGTTTCGGCGGCGGGTGCCGAGTTGGCAGCCTTCCCAGGTCTGCCTGTGACAAATAATTAACTACGGGGCGTCTAAAACAGGCGCCCTTCGTTTTATCGGGAGGAATTATAAATGCGTCAGCTTATTACGTCCGATCTATTCACGTTGTCCCGAATTCTAAAAAAAATGGGCGTCCGCAACGCCGTGGCTTCGTTGGCAAAGGACACGTCCGGCATGAGTAAAGACGAAAAAGCGGCTGCGGAGCAGAATTTATCTGTGCAAATCCCGTTGATCTTTATCGAGAACATGGGAAATGCCGAAAAAGAATGCTATAAATTTTTAGCGAGCCTGACCGGAAAGACCCCGGATGAGATAGAGCACCAGCCGGCCGGCAATACCCTTGACATGGTAAACGAGCTGTTCGCTCAGGAAGGGTTCGGAAGTTTTTTATCTACGGCAGCCAAAGCGACGCAGTAAACACGCTGGACCTGTTATGCAGCCGGTATGGCGGTGCAATGGCGTATGTGATGCAACTGCCGGCTGATACGGGTTTAGCGCTGATTAATCGCGCGTATGAGGCGGATACGGATCGGCAGCTTTTTGCGGTATGGAATACTGAACACGTTTATGGTGGGAAAAACTATCCGTCTTTTGCGGAGTACCGCCGGCAGTGTTATAACGCCGCTAAAAAATCACTTTCCCCGAAGCAGACGGCGGGTGAAATTATCCGGAAGGCCGAACAAATTAAATACGCGGATCAGCGTCGTGGGGGAGTGAAATAATATGGAACTGTTTTCGATTATGGGCCGTATTATCCTGCAGGATGGTGGGGTGTCGTCAAAATTATCTGCGATCAACGGGCAGGCAAAAAGCTTTCACGGTAGTTTCGTAAGCGGGATGTCGAAGGTCGGAAACGTTGCAAAAAATGTGTTGAGTACAATGGCCGTTGCTGTTGGCGCTGGTGTGACCGGGGTCATTGCCCTTGGGAAAAAGTCGGTTGAAGCGTATTCTGACTACGAACAGTTGACTGGCGGTGTGGAAACTCTTTTTAAAAAGAGCGCTCCATTGGTTGAAAGCTATGCTGCGAACGCATATAAAACAGCCGGCATGTCTGCAAACGAGTACATGGAGACGGTTACGGGCTTTTCAGCAAGCCTGCTGCAAAGCGTTGGCGGCAACACGGCAAAGGCTGCGCAGGTAGCCAACATGGCGCTTACCGATATGTCGGACAACGCCAACAAAATGGGCACCGACATGGGGTCTATCCAGTATGCCTATCAAGGCTTTGCAAAACAAAACTATACTATGCTCGACAACTTAAAGCTCGGCTATGGTGGCACGCAAGAAGAGATGCAGCGCCTGCTTTCTGATGCGCAAAAAATTACCGGAGTCAAGTATAACATCAAGAACCTAAACGACGTTTACCAGGCTATCCATGTAATTCAGGGACAACTTGGAATTACGGGTACGACCGCAAAAGAAGCAAGCTCCACCTTACAAGGATCCGCAATGGCTATGAAATCCGCATGGCAAAACCTGCTTACCGGCATGGCAGACCCGACGCAGAATTTTGACAAGCTGTTACAGAACGTTTTGGACAGCGCCGGGACCTTTGCACAAAACCTACTGCCCCGCATTGAAATTGTATTGGGCGGGGTCGCCACGCTCATAGCGAAGCTGGCTCCGAAGGTCGCGGAAGAAATTCCAAAACTTGTTACGACCATCCTTCCGAAACTAACTTCCGCTGCCGTGGCCATCGTGCAGAGTCTGGTAAAGGGATTATCTGATAATGCACCCCAGCTGGTAAAGTCGGCCCCGGCGATCATCGGGTCGTTTGCCAACGGGATAGCGACAACGCTTCCGCAGGTGCTTAACCTGGCCGTGAAACTTATCTTGGCCTTGGCGCAAGGGCTTTCCGAGCATGCAGACCAGATTGTCAGCGGGACTTCTGCCTTAATCAGCGCTTTAGTCGGCGGTCTGCTTAAAGCCGCGCCGCAGCTTGCGCAAGCGGCCGTACAATTGGCCGGAGCCTTTTTCAGTGCCCTGATGAAACAAAGCCCGCCCGCGGGGATATTTCTTGGATTGATCGGCGCGGTGAAAGGGTTACAGGGCGCGTTCAAAGGATTGGATGTAGTGGCGGGAGTAGTGGGTAAGCTCCAGAATACGGGTGGTATTCTATCAAGGCTGGCTAAGCCGTTTAAACAGACGAAGGGTAATCTCGATACCATCCGTGACAGTGCTGTGCGGGCGGGAGATAAGTTCAAGTCTTTCGGTTCCGTTGTTGGGTCTGCCGCGTCAAAAGCCGGGGGTGCAATTTCCAGTCTGGGCAGTAAAGTGGGCAGCGGGCTGCTGTCTGCTGCTCAAAAAGCTGGGAGCGCGATTTCCGGTTTGGGGAGCAAGATTGGTACTGGATTGCTTTCCGCAGTGAAACGCGTTGGATCAGCCTTTCAGGCTATGGGTTCTTTTATGCTGGCAAACCCGATTACCATTGTGATTGCAGCGATCGCTGCTTTAGTAGTTGCTCTGGTGGTTCTGTATAATAAAAATAAAGCGTTCCATGACTGGGTCAATAACGCCGTTGCGAAGGTTAAGGCCGTCGTGTTGGGCGCAATCAACGGGATTAAAGCGGGTGCTACAGCTTTATGCAATAGCGTTAAAAGTGTGTTCTTAGCTGCGCTGAACGGGGTTAAGGGGGCCTGGAATTCAGTAACCGGGTTCTTTAGTGGAATCTGGAAGGGCATTTCGTCTGTTTTTTCAAACGTGGGTGGCTGGTTTGCTAATATATTTGGGTCGGCATGGAGCGGTATTCAAAATATTTGGAGTAAAGCCACTGGATGGTTTGGCAATATTTGGAGTGGAATCAAAAATGCATTCAAGCCTAACCTGATTTCCAGTGCCTTTGGCAGCGCGTGGAGCGGTATTCAAGGCGTTTGGGGTAAAGCTACCGGGTGGTTCGGCAATATTTGGAGTGGAATCAAAAAAGCGTTCAAGCCCGATATGATCTCCAACGGTTTCCGTGACGCCTGGGGCAAAATACAAGGCGCATGGAGTAACGCCGGGGCATGGTTCGGCGGCGTATGGCAGTCGATTAAAAACGGATTTTCAAAGCTGAACCCCATGCAGTGGGGCAAAGACCTGATAAATAACTTCGTCAACGGGATTAAATCCGGGTTCCAAGCTGTGCAGAACGCTGTTGGTTGGGTAGCGGATAAGATTCATGCCGTGCTGCATCATTCGCGGCCGGACGAAGGACCCCTTGCTGACGATGATACTTGGATGCCCGATTTTATGGACAGCCTGGTATCCGGTATCCAGCAAAATCGGTATAAACTGATTTCAGCCGTACAGGATGTCGCTTCGGACGTGGCAGCCGGTATGAAAGTAAAACCTCAGATAGCTGTTGCAACTGCCGGCGCTTATGAATCATCCGGTACAATCGGCGGCGCGTCCGAGCTTACTGTTGTTTTTAAGGATAATTCTTTCGGCAGCAAAGAAATCGCGGATACCGATGTCCGGAAAATCTCGAACGCGCTTGCCCGGGCGATTAAAAGGAAGTAATTAAATGGATGGCGTTAATATAGACGGTACCGATGCGAAGGCTTATCATGCGCTGCTGCTGTCAAAGTCCATTTCACCATCTAAAGTGACGATTTATGAGAATTGGACCCGACAGGGATTAGTTCCCCAATATTACGGGAAAAAAGAAACTTATGCGGACATTAAGCTGGTTTTCATGATACGCGATCACAGCCGGGAAGCGTGTCTTATCGACACGTCAAACCTGGTACGGGCGTTGGAAAAGTGTACGCTGAAATTTCCGGATATTAATTTGTTTTACGACGCTACCTTAACGGGTACGGAGCCGGAATATATTGATGATAGTAATTATCAGGTAAGCGTATCCCTGCAAAGTGGATACGCTTATCAGCTTCCAGAGCGGATTACTTTCACCGGCTCCATAACATTTGCCGCCCGTGGGAATCTGCCCGCGTCGGCAGTGGTGACAATCCAGCCCAGCTTTTATATTGACAGGTTGCAGTTATCCGGGTTGACGAAAAAGCCGATTACCATACAGCACCTGCATACCGGATCCCCTGTTACGATTGATGGGGAAACGGGATTGGTCACGGAACCGGACCTGGACACAATTATTACTGAAAGCAGCGGAGCCGGGAAATGGCTGTACCGGAAATACAGTATGGCGGAGTTTTTCAGCCCGGGGGCGTACAGTCCAAATTACGCTCCTCAAAAAGCCGATATTCCGACGAACAGCATCAGCATGCAGGAATTGATTTCTGACCGGCGGGACCTTATGCACGATACCGGGTACGACTATCTGGGGTATCTCAAAACGGCCGTATATGTATCCGAAGCTACCTCGGTATCCTGGCGGGTATCGCATGACGACGGGTGCAGTATCCTGGTGAACGGCAACACGGTTTACAGCGCTGGAGTATGGCGGCGCCCGACCGTATCCCTGCCTTTGACCGCGGGATGGAATACGGTCGAAATCCTATGGATTCAGCATTTGGGTGACGGCGGATTCTGGGGCACGCAACCCCTGCTTAGCGCACTGGTGGATCAGTTGAATTGCTATCATGCCCGGGATGCGAGCGGGGATCAGCGGGTCAATAAATTTTCAGATACCGACCTTTGGGCCTTTCCCGTGGTACAGCCCGGAAAAAATACAGTATCCGTTGATTCTCCTGATTGTACCGTTAAAGTCGAATACAAGCCAAAGTTTATGTGATGCCAAACTGAAAGGAAGTATTTTTATGAATCGAATTATTACGGAAAGTAACAGCTATCGCATGACGATTACGAACGATGGGACGGATACGGGATCGGTGGTTGGCAGCATGAGCGCGACCGTCGATACCGGAAATAATTCCGTTAATATCAATGCCGTGTTGTCCCAGAATACGGCTTTACCAGCCGACAGCGTTATCCAACAGCAGTTTACGGATTTTATTGCCGAAGTCCGGGCACAGTCAAACAGCATTGGCTTGACGCAATTCGGGCCAACGGCCACGGCATAAGGGAGCGTTGGAAATGAATATCACAAATCGGAAGCTCGTTGAAAATATTACCCTGATGCGGCAGATATCGCAGAAGCAGTTGCCCGTGAAAGTGTCTTATACGCTTTCACGGAATATCAGCCATATCGATTCCGCTATTTCTTTGTACGACAAAGAGCGGAAAAAGCTGTTGGACAAATACGCGAAAAAGGATGAGAAAGGTAAGTTCGTTCTTCGTTCGGATGGTAGGTCAGTGGAGTTTACGAGCATCACGGCAGCGAAAGCATTTCAGAAGGATCTCAATACCCTGCTGGATATTAAAGCGGATATAGACATTCGGAAGATTAAGTTATCCGATTTTGGCGAAGTCAGCTTTTCTGCTGCGGAGCTGACGGCCATTGATTATATGATAGAGGATTAATTTCCTCTGTCGTCAAGGAAATGGTATCATGCTGATTTTATATAATACGGCGCATGAGAAATTATGCGCGCTTCCGAACTATTCGGATTTACATATCGAGCAGGAGCTTTCCAGCGGGGACAGCATTACGCTGGACAAGCTGCATTTTACCTATCCGATGGAAGATAACGCCTGCGGGTTGATTCGGTATGAATGCTATGTGCGTACGGAAACAGCGGAGTATGTGGTTAAGGAAAGCAACCTTCAAACGGCAGATAACGGTATAACGGCCGTTGAATTCGTCTGTGATCTTAACGTGGAGCCGCTGAAAGGCACGCTGCTGGATGATTTTGAACCCGGCAGTATTCCCGCGTCCGATGCGGCCCGGCTTGCCCTTGCCGGTACAGGCTGGGATGTCGGGTATTGCGACGTAACAAAGCGCCGCACTGCCGCGAAGAAGCAGTGTACGGTGTTTGATGTGATTTGTGATATAGCAAACGCCTATGATTGCGAGGTCACGTTTGACAGTCTGCGGCATCTTATCAGTCTGCACCAGAAACAGGGTGCTGACCGGGGCGTATATTTTGCTGAACAATTAAATCTGGTCCAGCTGCAAATCCAGGGCAACAGCCGTGATTACATTACCCGTCTGCTTCCTCTCGGTAAGGATGGTATGACGGTTGCGTCCATTAATGGCGGGGACCCCTTCATCCATAATTATCAGTACAGTAAAAAGGATATATCCGCCTACTGGATCGATAATCGGTACACCCTAAAGGCCGATCTGCTGGCAGACGCTAAAGAGCGGCTGGATTATCTTAGTAAGCCGACCGTCGCCTACTCGGCAGATATTATTGATTTGGCAAAGGCGTCGGACGGTAAATGGTCCGTGCTGGACTTCGCGCTCGGGGATTGGATTACGCTGGTATCGGAAAGCACGGGCGTTCGGGAGCAGCAGCGAATTGTTAAACTCAATCGGTATCCGGATGAGCCGGACAAAACCACGGTGGAACTTGCTAACCGTATCGCGAGCCTGGATGATATTATCCTGCACGTTGCCGATACAGCGGATGCCGTGGATAACGTAACGGACAGCACGGGGGATGTACAGGGCAGCCGCGTAGCGGTATCAAATGGTGATGGTACTTACAGCAGCCTAAACGCAAAAACCGCAGAAATCGGTACACTGGTTGCGCAAAAGGCAGACATTATCGACCTGACGGCCGCCAACGCGCAAATTGATAACCTGCAGGCCACCGCGGTTACGACGGACTACCTGACCGCCAATTACGTTATGGCGGATGCAATTCAGTCTACCTACGCGACAATTGATAACCTGGAAGCCGATTACTTAAAGGCTGATTCCATCCAATCCACCTACGCGACCATTGAAAATCTTAACGCGACAAACGCGCGGATTGACAATATAACCGCAGGGACGGTCACAACAGACTACTTGGAAGCCAACTACGCCAAAATCGACCTTGCCAACATCGCGGCTGGCACCATCAAAACCGCCATGATCGACACAGGGGCAGTTGGGACGGCGCAGATTGCGGACGGCAGTATCACCGACGCGAAAATCGTCAACCTCACCGCTGACAAGATCACGGCTGGAACGCTGTCCGTCGAGCGCCTTATCATCACCGGCACTGATCAGAGTATCGTTTACACCATCAACGAGGCCAACGGTACGGCACAGCTTAGCCAAACCACTATCGACGGCGGGAGCCTGACCCAGCGGAGCATTACCGCCGACCGGATCGTCGCTGGGGCGATTACCGCCGATGAGATCGCGGCTCACACGATCACCGCTAACGAGCTTGCGGTCGGGACAATAACAGCAGAAAGCGGCATCATCCAGAGCATTGACGCGGGGACGATTACGACGGGAAAAATATCTGCTGACCGAATCGACACAACCAATTTGCAGGCGCAAAAGATATATAGCGTGAATCTGGGATATTATTCCGTTATTGGTTCCGCAAGTTTTACGGGATATGGTGGAACCAGTCAAACGGGTTCCGGAATCGTTATGTATGATCCGAGTGGTAAAGTCGGAAGCATAGTATCAAAAAAGTATAATACCGACGATGGTGAATTTGAGAGTATTTCCATCCAAAGCGCATCCGGAAATTGCAATATTTTAATATCGGATCACATCGGTACAAGCATTGATGGCGCTGATTTTCAAATAAATCTTTTTGGAGTGGACCATAAAAACAACATGACGAGATTAGAAATGATTGCTGGGAATACCGGAACGGATCCATATGGTGGATTCAGTGCATTCGGTCCAGGCGGCAGCGTTTCTATTGGTTACAGCACTGATACACAAGGCCATCTAAGTTTGTCGGCGGGAAACATTGATCTTCAGGGAAAACTCACAGTTAAAGATGAATCCTACGATGACGGGAGCACAATGAGGCACTGGCACAAGTATCCAGACGGCACAGTTCACCAATGGGGAAGAATCGATGTTGCTATGTCGATAACCGTTGGCGTTGGTTCTGTATATCGATATAAGGATTATTCCTTTGGCTTGCAAGTTGCCCTTGTAGGAACAGCTACATGCACCATGAATATATACGTTACTGGACACAATGCTTGGGCATCCGGAATCCATATTCCGAACGGCAACACAATTTATTACGATGTGTTTTCACCAACTTCGTTTTCAAATGCGCATACGGAGCATTATTACGATATTTGGGGACGGTGGAAATAAACATATGACAGGCAATGAGATAAAAATTTTTGGGGGGGTAAATCAAATGGCGGGAACTGAAACGTCGGACCACACTTTGAACGTATCAAACGACAATACGGGAACTTCCTATGCCGTCCAGGGAGAAAGTAATTCCAGAATCCTAAAAATTCATCTGGTACATACGGTTACCGTAACAAATGAAAGCGGGCAAACCGGGACCCAGCAGGAACCGCTTGACCTTACCGGGTGCTCGTGCCGTCTGTATATCAAAAAACCGGACGGAACAAATGTCATGATCGACGGAAACGTTGTCGATCCAACCGGGAATACGGTTCTGTTCGTCTTGCCGGATCAGGCTTTAGCGGCATCCGGGACCGCCGACTGTACGGTGTCCATTATCAGCCCAGGCAGTACAGCGCTGAAAGCTACAGGCTTCACCTTAACAATCTCCGACAGCGATATGGAAGAAACCGTTGTTTCCAGTGACGACTTTATGTCCCTCGTCCAGGCCCTGGGATCGGTAACGAACTGCAATAACGCAGCTTCCGCGGCAAATGCCGCAGCCGACCGGGCAAACCAAACAATCGACGGCTTTGATACTAAGGTTGATGCCCGAATTAGCGCGCAAAAGGACACTACCGGCGGGATCACAAAATACGAAACGTTCACGTCGCATGATACCGATTCAATCCGACATATTACCGCAGCGGAGCGCACAAAGTGGAATAATGCAGTCCCTACCATGGACGACGGAACCGGGGATAGTCACTATGAAAAATATAACGACGGCCGCATACATGAATGGGGCGGCTATGTGGAAGATATTGCTTACACCACACAATACCAAAATATTTGGTTCCACAGCGATACAAACGATACCCATGTGACGCTGCCAGTCGCGATCGATAACGGCAAAAAATACTTTGCGCATGTATCGTTTGGATCAACCGGAATTCTGTTCAATACAAATACGTTTATCCAAAACAGCATGAACGGCGCCACGGAAAAATCCGATTTGTATTTCCGTGCCGCATCCGGCGCAAAGGTAACATTGACAACGGACGTGCGCTGGGAAGTATGGGGCTATGCGCTGTAACGGGGGCTATTCAAATTATGGATTGGATCATATGGGTGATCAAATATCTGCTGGGTGCTGCCTTAGGCGCCGCTACCGGCGCGATAGGGGTAGCCGTCAGCCAACTGCATAAACGGCAGAAAACCCAGCAGGACGAGCAGACCGCCATAAAAGACGGACTGTTGGCGCTGATGCATGACCGTATTTATAGTTGTTACGCGGAATGTAAGATAAAGAGATATGCAACCATAGACGATATTAAAAATCTGGAATACCTATACCGTCCATACCATGCGTTAGGTGGGAATGGGACGGGTACCGAATTGTACGAGCGAATTAAAAGCATGCCGGATAAACCCGACGCAAGAAAGGATGTTGCTGTATGAAGATCAACTGGACTGTAAGACTGAAAAACAAGGCTTTTTGGGTGGCGCTTATCCCCGCCGTGCTGCTGCTGGTGCAGGTGGCCGCCGCGGTCTTTGGGTATAAGCTGGATTTAGGCGACTTCGGGAATAAGCTGATGGCTGTTGTCAATGCCGTGTTCGGCTTGCTGGCTGTGCTGGGCGTGGTCAACGACCCGACGACGGCCGGTACCAGCGATTCCGCTCTTGCCCTGTCCTACGCGGCGCCCAGGATCGACGATGAGGAGCCTACATATAACCGGGCCGATGTGACTGCCGCAGGCACGGAAGCCGACACCGCGGAAACTACTCCCTCGGCAAAGGATACGGCGGCACAGGGTAACACGGCTGCTACAGCCGATACGAGCACGGCTGACGCCAAAAATGAAGGGGCGAAGGGCTAATGGCTTATAAAGGAATAGACGTATCCGAACATAACGGATGCGTAGACTGGAGTAAAGCGAAGGCTGCGGGGCTGCAGTTTGCAATCCTGCGGCTCGGCTTCGGCGCAGACCAAACCAATCAGGATGATAAGCAGTTTGCACGCAATGTAGCAGAGTGCGAACGCCTCGGCGTTCCGTGGGGCGCTTACCTGTACAGCTATGCCCTAAACACTACTGACGCATTGAGCGAAGCAAAACATGCCCTGCGGCTGCTGAAGGGCAAACGTCCGACTTACCCGATAGTTATCGACATGGAAGATGCCGACGGGTACAAGGCGCGGCACGGCGGGGTGAACGGTACGACCTGCACACGGATTATTAAGACGTTTTGCGCAACACTGGAAGCCAATAAGTATTACGTCGGATACTACTGTAATCGCTGTTGGCATGACAGCGTCTTGAATCTGTCCGAACTGTCCGCATACGATTTTTGGTTTGCCCGTCCGGGGGTGAGTACCCCGGACCGTAAATGCGGCATCTGGCAGAGCAGCTTCCCGGATACCGGTGGCCGCTGGCCCGGGGCAAACATTCCCGGCGGCGGGTGTGATCTGGATATTTCGTATAGAAATTATCCGGCCATTATTAAGGCCGCGGGTCTGAACGACTGGCCGAAAGGCACCGCAAAGACAAAGCTGTCTATTGATACCCACGGGGAGTTTCCGATTCCAAAAGGATCCACTTACACCTTCCGGGTTACCTGCGGGCACATGCCCCAGATTGTTGCGGGTTCCCCATCTTTCCGCTATGTTAGCTGTGCAACGGACGAGTGTGGGAATTACTATCCAAAATTCCTTGCCTGCGGAAACATGGGCGATAGCTGCGGATTTTATCTCGAGGGCTCCAAAAAGCCCGTAGCGATTGGAATTGTTGTCCGCCGGGTGAAAGTGACTGCGGATATTTTGAACATCCGTAAGAATTCCGGTACGCAGTTCCCGATTGTCGGTACCACCAGATACGGCTGGAACTATCTGATCGATCGGATTGCCGGCCGCTGGGGTCACGTCTATCGCGGATCCGGCTGGATTTGTTTGAACTATACAAAAGATGTATGAATTATATAGACCTTTTTGAACTGATTTGATGGACCCGGGCGGCCAAAGGTTTGAAATCGTGACCCATAGCAAAGAGATAGCAGAGGATATAGACAAAAGCGGGTTAAGTGAGAATACAAGAGAAAATTCAGATGGTTTTCATCCTTTTTCAAACCAAGTACCTGCAGTTGTTGAAGTATCTTCGGATTTTCGGAACGCATTAAACTATGGGGAAAGTCTTGGGTGGTATGGTCTCTATTACTACGGCGTTACTACGTGAAAGTCGTAAAATCCGCATGAATGCTGGATTTTTTACTCGCATCGCTTGACTGGGGGTCAAGAGGCCGCAAGTTCAAGTCTTGTCACTCGGACCAGAGAAAATTGCAGAAAGCCGCGTAAATCCTGAGCTTTTCAAGAATTTACGCGGCTTTCATTTATGGAAATTTGTTGCCTAAAATCGCTGAAAAATGCTGTAAAACGGGGCGGTTACTACGGGGTTACTACGTGTTGATTTCTCTTGAAAATCAGTTTCACGGCATCTTTTCAACCGCCGGCGCAAGTTTCTCGGCAGTCTGGAAAATGTAACTATCAATATCAACTTGGAAATCCGCATGCCCCATGATCGCAATAAAATCCTCCTCCTGCACGCCGGCAGCAGACATCATTGTCGCGCACGTGCGGCGGCAGGCGTGTGGAGACAGCCGGCGAACTCCAATTTTCTCCAGCGCAGGGTAGTAACATTTTTCGCGAAAATATTTTGACGAGTATGACCGACCATCCGGGCGGCAGAAAATTGTTTGGCCACCCTTGTCCAACCACTCATCGAGGATTGGTTGTATTTTATGATGGACCGGCACCACCTTGTTCTTCCCGGCGTCAGTCTTAATCCCGCCATAAAGAGCACAAACACCATCCTGTTTGTGGACCGAGAAACGGTTAAGCTTGCAAAATTCCGTTATCCGCAAGCCAGTATAGCACAAAAATAAAATGCAATCAGCAAAAGGCACCTTTCCTTGCCCAGTGCCGAAGGCAGCGTCCTCAATCTTTTTACGTTCCAGTTCATCAAAGCAATCCTTCACGCCACCCACGTTCTTCGGCAGGTCCAGTAACAATGCCCAGTCCTTGTAGATGATATTATTTTTCATGGCATATTTGCAGAGCAGCCCACACAACACCTTGATATCGTGAAGCGACGAATATGACGCTGGCGGCAGTATAATGGGCTTGCCGTCCCGCAAGACAGGCTCGCCTTTTTTGTTTAACTTTGGTCGCTCTTTTTGAAGTGCCTCGATGATCGACTGAACTTGACCGTATCCAATTTCCCGGAATTTTACACCGTACAACGGAACTAATTTATTGAACGCAGCGTGGTAACTATCTCCGAGCTGCTTCGACTTATCCTTTAAGCCGATTGGCTTCCATTCCTCATATAACTCTTTGAGAGTGATATTCAGTCGGTCAGTCGGGTTCTTCCGGTATTCGTCTATGGCGTCCTTAGCTTCCTGCGCTGTGGCATAGCATCCGATTATCTCCGGCCTTTTACCCTTCTTAGCGGGCGTTGCGGCCACATACGGCCGGCTTTTGAGATCAGTACGCTTATAAACGGAACCGGTTCCGTTTTCCCGTTTAATCGTCCGTCGCCGCATGGAAATCTGTTTTTTCCCACACCACGGACACCAAACCGCGCCGTCGGGGATGATACGGCGGCACTTTTTGCAAATAGACATAATTATAGTCCCCTATTGATTTTAGAGGGCTGAACTGGTACAATATCTATACGATAACATTGTATTGTCAGCCCTGCTGACTGTCGACCGCCTTTCCTCGGCTGGTACCCGAGAAGGGGCGGTATTTTTTTTTACTTACTTGGCGTTAATTTGACTTTAGGCCCTTCGATATCAAGTTTATAATCTTTGTCGAAATGCACGTTTTTATATTTTTTAACGTACATTGATGTATCCTTACCCATCATGGCGTTAAGTTCATTATCCTGACAAATTACGTTTCCGCTCCCCGAAACGATCGAGATATCGTAATACCCAGGTTGAAAATCCTTTCCTGCCGTATATTTCCCTGATGAGAGCGTAGTAGCTTTTGCGGATGAATTATCACGCTTTTTAATAGCCGTGCTGGCAGCTTTTGAGTTTATCTTGATACTACACTGCATAACCATCAAAGTATTGCCATCAGTCAGGTCCGCGTTTTTATAATCCTTTTGGTAGCTGCTGTCGCCTTTACCCATCATAAGATTTATATCGTCGCCTATGTCAACGACATTTCCCGTTCCCGATGCAATCTCAAAATCATACGTTCCTGCCGGAATGTCAACACCTACTTCATAGAAACCGGATTCCAGTGTGGCACTATACGGCTTTTTTGCATTCGTGGTAGCGGCGCTGACCGCAGTACTGCCTGCGGAAGCATCTGTGGCATTCGATACGGTCGGGGAATTGCCTGAACTTCCACCGCTATTCCCGCCGTTGACAGCCGCAATTATGATGATAATTACGACGACGGCAATAATAATCCATGGCCATTTCTTCTTTTTCTTTTTAACTGTTGGGACACCATTCGGTTCTGACATTTTACTCTCCCTTTCCCTTGACAATATTTGTCAAAGAATTATAATAAGATTTGGGAGATTCCATCCGGGAATTTTCTGTTCATCGCCCATCCTTATTGCGAGTAGGGATAGGCGGATTTTTTTATCCGAATTTCATCCCGCGACGGTTTATGTAGTACCGGACGGCCATGATGATGTCCTCTTCCGGCACGTCGAAATAATCCGCAAGCGCCCAAGGTTCTACATACCCGCGCTTTATGGCGTCATTCAGCACTTCAAAAGGCAGGTAATGCTCAATCTTCCAGCGGTTTGCCTCATATTCGTGTTTCTCTATAAGGTCAAGCGGACTGCTCACCTTGTGCGTGCAGCCGGTGGCACAATGGCCAATCTCGTGCGCGATGGCACTTTTCATCCGGCGAACTGTTGAAAATTTCGACTGGTCGATAAATACGCCGTACTGTTTGCCCATCTCCAACGTGGCCGCGTCGCTGAACCCGATCGGATACCAGTAAAGGTCAGCGCCGGCAGAATTCAGGTCGTCTGCCAAATCAGATACTTCCGTAGCACGTCCTCCCCGGAAAGGCTATTCCCTTTTCTTTTTGTCCTGCTGCTCCTTGAAAAACCGCGCCATTTCCAGCAGTTTCTGCTTGTTTTCCTCCGTCAGCTCCTTCGTTTCGTCGTGCAGCGCGTAGGTGAAATCGTCAAATGTAACGCCCCGCCCTTCGGCTTTGCCGGAGGGCTTTTCTTTTGGCTCTTGAATGCTGTTGTTAAGTTCTACATCGAAATCGCCATCTGCTGTAAGCGTAACATTCTTTACCGCTGCATTAATGAAATGGATGAAATCGTGGAGAGAAATCGAATCAACGTTTTCATTTATGATGCCCCACTGCTGATATAACGTAGCTTCGGGAATACCTGTATATTCAAGAAAAGCTCTTCGATTTGCATTTATTTCTTTCCAACAAACGAAAGCGCCGTTACCTAAAAGAAAGTCGGTTGGAACATCAAAGTATGCGGCGATTCGATTGAGGGTATCACCGCGTGGCATGTACCCGTTGTTTTTCCAGTTACTAACATTCGACTTATTTATTCCGCATTCCTCTGCTGCTCTACTGGGCCTTACGCCCTTTTGCTTACACAATTCCAAAAACCTGTCATAAAACATAAATCCGTTCCCCCAAAAATGTACGATATAAAAAGTTTATGAACATATCAAAAAGGTGTTGACAAGTTTATGTTCATGTACTATACTGTAAATCACAAAGTTGCAGTACATAAACTAATAACACGCCTACTCCGCTGAATAGCAGCCAGCAGAGTTTATGTTCTTGTTGCCACAAACAGATAATAACACATTAGTTTAAGAAATGCAACAATAAAACCAAAGAAGGTGAATTTTTAATGCCTGAAAATTGGACCGCCAAACTAATTGCTAAATTGCATATGAATCGTATCTCCAAAAAACGTCTTGCAGCGCAGCTTGGATATACGCCGGAATATGTGAGCATGGTACTCAACGGGCATAGAAACCCAAATGGGGCAAAAAAAGAATTTTCAAAAGCTCTGGATGAGCTTATCCAAGAAAAGCAGAAAGAAGGTACATAATGAACACTCAGTTATCGATCAAAACGGTTCCTTTCATGGGAGATGAGCTCATGGCAGCCCGCGACGATAAAACCGGAAAAATCTATGCAGGTGTTTCTTACATCTGCAAAGGAATCGGGTTTTCAAAGCATGAAAAAGACCGGCAGGTGGCGAATATCCAGAAGGACGAGGTCCTTAAACGCGGGTGCCTCAAATTTGAGGCAGGGGTATTCGACCAGAACAATGAAGCTATCGCTATCGACAACGACTTCATTCCTCTTTGGCTTGCCAAAATCAGTATCACCCCAACGATGAAGAAAGAGCATCCAGAAGTTACAAACAAGCTTATCCAGTATCAGTTGAAAGCACAGAAAGTTCTTGCCAATGCATTCCTGCATCATAAAGAGCCTTCCGGAAAATCAAAATACCGTGCCCTGCCATCAGTAAATCACTCCATGGAAATTTTACGGCGAGCATGGGAAGCAGCCGGGGTTGATAAAAAGCGCGCCGCTGCCGCCGTATCCGGAATCTACAAACGGGTCTATGGCGAACTTGGAATCGACATTCCCGGCGTACCGGCTGAGTGTGAAAAGACCTACGACAAGGAACAGATCGCGAAAGCACTCGGCGTCTATTCCAAAGCCGGTAAACCCCATTCACAGGCCATCGCCGCCATCATCCACACACTGAATGTTCCGACAGGACTGATTGAACATTCGCCATTTGCCGCGAACGGCCATTCCGACGACTACGACCGCTTCAGGGCCCCAGTACTGGATATGGTGAGAAGCTGGCTCTCCGAGCATCATAGCCCGACTCCTATTTCTTTGGGTGGAAAACACTATGTGGTCGTCTATCAGTAGGAGAGCTTATCCGCCAGAAACAAGCTGGATAAGTTCAGCATATCACCCCACAGAAAAAATTCAATACCATTGAAAGCATCTGTGCCATAAAAGGGGCAGTAAAGTTACAAGAAAGGCAGGTGAGCAACATGAATTCCGCACAGAAAAGCGCAATCGAGCGAGCCATGATTGATTTCATTATTCGGACAGCTGAAAACGACAAAGCGGCATCCGAAGCAGTTACAGTGCTTCCAAGTGTCGTTTCATCCCTGGTTGAATTAGAAAAGACTATTCATCCTTGCTAACTGCGCCCATGATTTTACTAAAAGCGGCAGAAAGAAGGTACAAAATGAACGCTTTAATTCCTATCAATTATGATTCGGACAAGCCGACAGTATCGGCAAGAGAACTTCACGGGTTTCTGGAAGTTGGCGAGCAATTTTCCCATTGGTTTGACCGTATGAAAGGATATGGCTTTGCCCAAAGCGCCGATTATGAGGTTTTAGCTGAAAATGACTATAACCCAAAGGGCGGCAGGCCATCCACCGATTATCAGCTTACCATCGACATGGCGAAAGAGCTTTGTATGATTCAACGCACCGAACGCGGCAAACAGGCGCGGCAGTATTTTATCTCCGTGGAAAACAGCTGGAACAGCCCCGAGCAGATCATGGCGCGGGCATTGAAAGTGGCCAATGCAGAGTTAGCATCGCTGAAAGGCGAGAACAAAAAGCTCAAAACTACAAACTCTGCCTTAGCTGTGGACAAGCAGATTATGCAGCCGAAAGCCGAATATTTTGATGAACTGGTTGACCGCAATCTGCTGACGAATTTCCGCGACACTGCGAAAGAGCTTCATATTGGGCCAAAAGCGTTCGTATCTTTTTTACTCGGCAGAAAATATCTCTACCGGGATAAAAAGGGAAACTTGAAGCCGTACGCGGACAAGCAAACTGATTTATTTGAAGTAAAAGAAACCTACAACGAAAAGACAAATTGGCGCGGAACACAAACCCTTGTCACGCCCAAAGGCCGTGAAACCTTTCGACTTTTAATAGCCGGGGCATAGAATGAAAAAAGCAGGTGATCTGAATGACTGATTTAGACATCCTCATAATGGATAACGTGCTCCCTACCGCAGCAGCTGCATACATAGGCAAGACACCGGTGTTTATTCGTCTCGGTTTACAGCAGGGCAGGCTACCATTCGGTGTCGCCGTGCAGAATCGGAGCGGAAAGTGGTCATACCACATCAGCCCGGGGTTGCTGGTTGCATACAAGCGGGGGACGCTGAAAATTGAATGAAGACAGCTTAAAGCCCCGGACGTTTAAGGCGTCACAAAACTACGCCAGCACATTGCCGCCCGACGACAGATCGCGCAGTGAAGCGCAATCAAAAGGAAAAAAGCATGAACAAGGCAGTTTTAGTTAAAGAATACATCCCAACCTGCGATTGTGGAGAAATCCCTGGCATGAAAACCTGGCTGAATAATGGTGTCGTGGTTGGCCTCGCTGCCATCTTCAGGGAGAATGGCACAATGAAAGAGCACAAAGGCATCATCCTGGAAAATCGTTTCTGTCCACGCTGCGGGGCTCCGCGCATTATCGTAAATGACGATGGAAGCAGGGAAACTCCGAACCCTAATCCTCCGTTTACAATCACGCTGCCATACAGAATAGGTCAAAAGGTATACTGGGCAGTGCGAGGGGAAAAGGACACCGTACAATGCGGAACCATCTGGCAATATGGCATAGGTGAAAAAACAATCTGGGCGAGCATCAAGGTATCAAAAACACGTGTAATTATAGTCAATATTAGCAGACTGCGCCCGACCGAGGCAGCTGCTGAGCAGGCGCTTCAACATGCGCTGCGTTTTTCAAAGAATGGTGAAGGAGCTGAGCCGCGGAGCCCCGAAGCACGATTAAAAAGAAAGGACTGAATATCAATGACTACATACCGTATTAACTGCCACGAGGCAAACGATTATATCTGGCTGTGCCACGTGAACCGTGAGATGCCAACCGTCAACGGCCTTATTGCTTATGTAAGGGCATGCCGTGATGTATAATCCCTGTACCCGTTGCCCTTGCCGCAAGCATCAGCGCACCTGCCGTAAATGCTGTAAAAAATATAAACGTGCCGTTGCGGCGGATGTCCGGATCGGGATGAGTGAAATCCGATGCGACACGCATTTCCGGCTTTGGCGAACAAAATAGCCGCTTTTCTGACGACACAGGAGAAGCGGCAAAGAAAATGCACTTAAGACAATAATACACAAAGGGAAAGGATCTGTCAACATGAAGGCTTATAAGGGGTTCGATAAAAATCTGCAAGGCAACCCTTGCGGAACACCCTTCCAGTATAAAATCGGCAAGACCTACGAGGAACCCGAAGCTGTTCTTTGCCGACGTGGGTTCCACGCCTGTGAACGCCCCCTTGACGTCTTGAGCCACTACGCCCCTGCGACCGCCGGGAATTACGGTGCTGCGACCGCCGGGACTTGCGGTGCTACGACGTCACGTGGCTCCGTATCCGAAGGCACGCGGCGGCCTCGGCGCCGTGCTTGTCCTTTGCGAAGAGCATGATAATACTTTCAGCATCAAAGAATGGAAAGCAACCGTAGTGGACGGCGAAAAAATCAAACCGGATACCTACTACACACTGAAAAACGGGAAGTTCGTCGAAGTGAAATCCGATGATGAATAGAAAGGAAGTACCTCACATGTTTGAAATCAAAATTACCTTAACCGCTGATCAGGTCTTACAAGCGCTTATCCAAAAATTTTGCACAACTTTGGATAACCAGTCCAAACGGGCAGCCTTTCCAACAGCAAAATCGGCAGCAACAACGCCGACTGCGCCGGCAGCAGCGGCGACAGGAACGCCTGCTGCGCAGACAGCAGCCCCCGCAGCGCCCGCACAAGCACCACAGGCACAACCGGCACCTGTGCCTACGGCAGCAGCGCCAGCTTATAAGCTGGAAGACCTGCAGGCCGCTGTCGGCCCCCTGCTGATGCAGGGCAAAGGACCACAGCTGCAGGGTCTGCTGAAAAAATACGGCGTCCAGCGGCTGCCGGATTTACCGGACGATAAACGCGGATTATTCGCCGCGGATATTCGCGGACTGGGGGCGCAAATCTGATGCCGACCCCGATAAAGCATGCGATCCTTGCTCCGTCTGCCGCTGATCGATGGATTCACTGCCCGGGATCCGTAGCCCTGACAAAGAATTTACCGGACAAAGACACGGTCTACACCCGTGAGGGCACCTTGGCGCACGCGATTGCCGAGCTGAAACTACAGAAGCGGTTCGGTATTTGCCCGGATGGTCATAAACGGCCACTGGGGCCACGAAAGTATAAAGCTGAACTATCGAAGCTGCAGGCCAACGAACTGTACAACCCAGAAATGGACGGCTATACGGACATCTATATTGATCATATAACCGACGTAGCAAACAGCTTTGACCGCCGGCCCGCGATTTTCGCTGAAGTCTCACTGAATTTATCCAATATCGCGCCGGAATCCTTTGGGCAGGCAGATTGCATTATGCTGTACGGCAACGACCTATACGTTTTCGATTTCAAATACGGCAAAGGCGTTCCGGTAGTCGCGGCAGGCAATCCGCAGCTACGGCTATACGGCTTGGGGGCCTTACGAGCATTCCAACAGTTTTGGGTAATCAACACTGTACATACAACGATTGTCCAACCCAGGTTGGATTCCATCACGGGGGACGCGATCCCCGCCGCCGATCTGATCGCTTGGGGAGAAAACATTGTAAAACCCGCCGCAGAAAAAGCATTTAATGGCTGCGGGGAATATCATCCCGGCGATTGGTGCCGATGGTGCAGAGCGGGCGCTACCTGCCGCAAATACGCTACCGACGTAACGCAGGCGGTTAAGGATTTTAAAAGGCTGTTGCCCCCGAAACTGTCGGCAAAGGAATTTGGGGACTTACTCCACAAACTGGAACCGTTATTGGAATACGCGAGAAAAGCTAAACAGTATGCTCTGGATTCCCTGATGCAGGGCAAGAAAATCCCCGGCTGGAAGTTAGTTGAGGGCAGAAGCAAACGCATATGGGACAATCAGGACGCTGCTTTCAACGATCTGAAAGCTGCCGGCATAAAGCCGGAAATGCTGTACCACCGAGAACCGTACACCCTATCCCAACTGGAAAAACAAATTGGGAAAAAACAATTCACAGAGATCGCTGGAAAGCATGTCATAAAACAACCGGGCAGCCCTACACCGGTACCCGAAACCGACAAACGCCCGGCATATTCACCCCAGGCTACTGCGGATGATGATTTTAAGGACCTGATAACAAAATGACCACCTTCTACCTGCGCCCAAATAAAGAAGCACCAACGGAAACCATGATCCATTTTCAAGCCCACGGGGGAGCCTTCCAGGCCACTATGATTCTTGAAGCAATACCAGTATTAACGCTCTTTAAAATCCGCAAGCTGTTTAAACTCATTTTATCGGACCCGCAGAGAAATGCAGAAGCGATCCAGGCAATCACGAGTTACCTGCCACGGGAAGCTACCGAAGCAAGAGACGTATGGCACAAAGCAAGCAAAGACTATCAAAACAACTACCGGGCTACCTATCTAAATGGCTCCGCCATACCCGAAGCCCGACAAAAGAAAATCAACAGGCCGCTGATTTTGGCAGTGAAAAAAGCCAAAGCAAATTTCGAGCGCACCCAAAAGATTCAATTCATCTTTCAAGAAATTCAAAATAAGGAGAAATGATCTATGCCTAATAACAATCCTGCACACATCGTGCTGACAAACGTCCGCCTGTCCTATGTCCATTTGGACAAGCCCTATACCGGTACTACCGGTACCCAGGGCCCAAAATACTCCGCAACCATTTTGGTACCGAAAAACGATGTAAAAAATAAACAGCGGATCGACGCTGCCGTTGCCATTGCCACGCAGAAAGCGCTCAAGAAGTTCGGCAAAGGCTTCCCGGCCCAACCGAAAGTATCCGTACACGACGGCGACGGTGTCCGTCCATCCGATGGGCAGCCATTTGGCGAGGAGTGCAAAGGCATGTGGGTTTTTACGACATCCAGCAAGCAGCAGCCCGATATGCGCGATGAATACGGGCAGAAGCTGCTGGATATGTCCGCGATCTACTCCGGCGTATGGGCGCATGTCGGGGTCACGTTTTTCGGTTATAACAACCCACAAAATAAGGGGATCGGCGTCGGGCTGGAAACACTGATGAAGGTACGCGATGATGAGCCGCTCGGCGGCGGCCGTGCATCGGCAGACGACGACTTCGCAGGCCTCATCCCCGATACTCAGGCAACAACACCGCATACAACCTATAATACGCCTGCCCCGACCGGTAAACACCTTGTAGGCTATGATCCGAATACATTTCAGCCGATCTACGGCTAAACGTTCCTAGCGGAGCCACCGTACAAGGCCCCGCCCCAAAAGGACAAGAGGAAAGGACGAACGGTTAAATGCATTACCTCTCAATAGATATCGAAACTCGATCCAGTGAACCAATTGGAAAAACAGGACTATATAAATACGCGCAGTCACCGGACTTTACCGTCCTGCTTTGCGGATACAGCATAGACGGCGGCCCAGTCCAGCAGATTGACTTTACTGGATCCCGGGGCGAGTGGGAACCCGAATTTACCGCATTTAAACAACTGCTAACCGAGCCGGATTATGTCAAACGGGCATATAACGCGGCCTTTGAATGGTATTGCCTGTACCGGCTTACCGGACTTACCTTACCACCGAATCAATGGCAGGATACCATGCTGCACAGCCTATACTGCGGCTATCCTGCAAGCCTGGACGCCGCCGGCAAGGCCATGGGGTTGCCGGAAGATAAACGCAAGCTGGCAACCGGTAAGGCACTGATTAAACTGTTCTGCACGCCCCATAAGCAAACGGATAAAGACCACCGTCCATGGATCAACCCGCACGATGAGCCGGAGAAATGGCAATTATTCCGTGATTACAACAAGCAGGATGTTATTACGGAATATACAATCGGACAACGCTTAAAACAATTTCCCGTACCCGACGATGTCCAACAACAGTGGATCGAAAATTTGTTGCTGAATACCCGTGGGATAGCGCTGGACATGGATTTAATTACCGGAGCGATCGAAGCCAATAAAAAGGCCGTGCAGCCGTTGATCGAAGAGGCCCAAAGGATTACCGGGTTAGGCAACCCAAACAGCACGGCCCAAATTAAAGGCTGGATGCAGCGCCGGGGCTATACAGTCGATACGCTCCGCAAAGAAAATGTTGACGACCTATTGGACAGCGGCAAACTGGATCCAGATGCGCATCGGATCCTCGAAATCCGTAAGGAAACCGGAAAGACATCGGTTAAAAAATATGAGGCCATGCGGCAAACCGTATGTACGGATGGACGGGCCCGGGGCGTACTGCAATTTTATGGCGCCAACCGAACTGGAAGATGGTCTGGAAAAATTATCCAACCGCAAAACCTGCCCCGGACCTACATACAGGGAAAGGCGCTGGACTGCGCCCGCGAATTGGCAAAACGAGCCGACGCAGATGGGATCCAAATGCTGTTTGGCACGGTACCCGATACCCTGTCCCAGCTGATCCGCACGGCCCTGATCCCGACGCCCGGCAATAAATTCATCGACGCGGATTTTTCGGCCATTGAAGCCCGGGTCATTGCCTGGCTGGCGAATGAAACCTGGTCTCTGCAGGTGTTCCGCACAACCGGAAAAATTTATGAGGCTACCGCCGCCCAGATGTTCCACGTCCCCGAGGACAGTATCGCAAAAGGCAAGCCGAATTACCCGTTACGGCAGCGCGGCAAGGTTGCAACCCTCGCTCTGGGCTATGAGGGCGGCATCGGCGCCCTCATCCGGATGAACGCTCTGCGTATGGGCATCCCTGAAGATGATCTGCCGAAAATCCGCGACGCCTGGCGAAAAGCAAACCCTCATATCGTCCATTTGTGGAAAGAGATCGAAAACGCCGCTTTCCGCGCCGCGGCATACAAAAAAAGCACCCTGGTACAAGGCAAATTGCTTTTCACGATAGAAGATAAAAATAATTATTTTATGACGATCCAGCTACCATCCGGACGAAAGCTGTTTTATAACTGCCCGCACCTAAAGCGGGACGAAAACGGGAATCCAAAGCTATATTACTGGGGGCAAAACCAAACCACAAAAAAGTGGCAGGAAATCGGCACCTACGCCGGGAAGCTCACGGAAAACTGTACCCAGGCAATCGCCCGCGACTGCCTGGCCGTCAATATTCACCGGCTCATGGAGAGGGATTATAACGTAGTCTTCCATATCCACGACGAAGTCGTCATTGATGCAACGCCTGATCAGCACTTACAGGATGTCATTGATATTATGCGGACGCCGATCAGCTGGGCGCCCGGCCTGCCGTTAAACGCGGACGGCTGGGAAGGCAATTATTTTACAAAGAATTAGAGGGATCGCAAATGCAATACGACAGATTGATTACGATAGCGGCCGCAGGAACCCGCCGGGCGGCATCCTGGCCGGCACAAAAACTGCTCGTGGCCGATTTATACGAGAAGTTGAAAATCCCGGCGCGCAGCACCGAAAGCATGGAAGCCTATCTACGGCTGCCGAAAGCAAGGCAGGACGACTTAAAAGACATCGGCGGCTATATCTTCGGAGAATTAAAGGACGGCCGCAGAAAGGCGAATACCGTCCTGTATCGGGACGGCGTAACCTTGGACGCCGATAATATCCCACCCGGCGGAACGGATGATATCCTGCGCCGCGTGGCAGGGCTGCAATGCGGATATGCCGTCTACAGCACCCGCAAGCATCGCCCAGACGCGCCCCGACTGCGGATTCTGCTGCCGCTGGACCACAGCGTGACCCCGGACGAATACGAACCCATAGCACGCCGTGTGGCGTCTATCATTGACCCCAGCATGAAAATCTACGATCCGACGACGTTTGAAGCCTCGCGGCTCATGTACTGGCCGTCCTGCTGTGCCGGGAGCGAATACATATTCCGTTGTGCGGATTTGCCGCTGCTGTCGGCAGACGGCATTCTGGGCATGTACGAAGATTGGCACGACTGGGGCACATGGCCGCAGGTACCCGGTGCACAGGATACCTATAACCGCCTGGCCAAACGGCAGCAGGACCCGGAAGAAAAGACCGGCATCGTGGGCGCCTGGTGCAAAGTACACAGCATTTACGATACAATCGATAATGTCCTGCCCGGCGTCTACACGCCCACAGACAAGCCAAACCGTTACACCTATGCGGCGGGCAGCACAACCGGCGGCGCTATCGTATATGAAGGGAAATTCTTGTATTCCCACCACGCTACCGACCCCGCATCCGGTAAACTGTGCAACGCCTTCGACCTGTGCCGGATCCATCTGTTTGGAGATCAGGACGACAACGCGAAGCCCGGAACACCGATCGGGAAAATGCCGTCCTATACGGCCATGTGCAATTTTGCCGGCCACGACGCCCAGGTCGTCGACATCCTTAATGCCGAACGGTATAAGCAGGCGACTGCGGATGTCAGTGAAATGATGGCGGCGAATGGCGAGGAAAAACCGGACACGCAGTGGATGCGTGCGCTGAAAGTATCCCCCAACAACGGCAGGTACGAACATACGATCTATAACGCAGCAGTCATGCTGGACCACAGCCCTCTGCTGAAAAATAAAATCCGGCTCAACACATTCAGTTCCCGCATTGAAGGGGTTTGCCCTCTGCCATGGGCGGGCCGCAAAGACGGGACAGGGACCTTTGAATGGACCGACACGGACGACGCCGGCCTGCGCAACTGCGTAGAACAGCTGCTCGGGTTCCATAACGCAGACACCATAAACGACGCCCTGGTCCAGACCGCGACCGAAAACGCTTATAACCCGGTACAGGAATACCTGCAAGGACTGCAATGGGACGGCGTGCGGCGGCTGGATACGCTGTACCAGGATTACTTTGGGGAAGCCGATACCCCATACGTCCGCGCTGTGGGGCGCAAGAGCCTTGCTGCCGCCGTAGCGCGGGCAATGCAGCCCGGGATTAAATACGACGAAATGGTCGTTATCTGCGGCCCGCAGGGCACCTATAAAAGCACGTTCGCCGCCCGCCTGGGCGGTCCATGGGCATCCGCGCTTATGGTATCCTTCGACGACCCGAAAGCCGTCGCGGAAGTAATCCAGGGCAGTTGGATCGTCGAAATCCCGGAACTGTCCTCAATGAGCCGGGCGGATACCAATACCGTTAAGCAAATGGTATCACAATCCTGTGATGAATATCGGACGGCCTATGCCCACAGACCCGAAAAACACCCGCGCCAATGCGTCTTTTTCGGTACCACAAACGACAACGACTACTTAAAAGACCCGACCGGCAACCGCCGCTTCTGGCCTATCGACTGCGGGGACCGCCCGGCAAAAAACGTATGGGATGATATGACTCCGGAAACCGTGGGGCAGTTGTGGGCGGAAGCCTACCTGTACTGGCAGATGGGCGAGCCGCTGGTCCTTACCGCGGAAGAAGAGGCGGAAGCCGAGGAACGCCGGCAGGGCCACACGGAACGGGACGACTACGAAGGACAGATCGCCGCGTTCCTGGACCGTCCCGTGCCGCGAAACTGGATGCAGATGGATTCCGTCGCCCGCGAAACATTTCTCGCCTCGCAGGAAGCGGGACAGGAGAAGGACGATAACCTGGTACACCGGGACCGTATTTGCGTGCTGGAAATCGGTCGTGAATGCCTGGGCTGGCGTCCGGGATGGACCGTTAAACGGTCGGAAAGCAACCGTGTTTCAAAGATTCTGGATAAGATGCCGGGGTGGAAACGTTCCAGTACTATGAAGTTCGGAGCGGGTTATGGAACGCAAAAGGGCTGGAAATATATCGGGAAATAGGGTAAACCAAGTAAACTAAAAGGCTTTTATTGGTTTACCCAGTTGGTTTACCTAAAGCTGTTAAAGTAAACCAGGTAAACTAATAAATTTAATTGGTTTACCAAATTAGTTTACCGAAAAAGCCCATAAATAAGCCGTTTTTAATATAGGTAAACTAAGTAAACCAATAATCCCCTATGTAGGTACAGACATAGGATTAAAGATAATAAAGAGGATTCTATATCCTTTAAATCTATATTTGTAGTACTCTTAGGATTTTAGTAATGACGTGTTACACGCATGTACGCGTAGCACAATTTTACGAATTTGTCAAGTATTTTTTGAAAGGCGTTAATAATTTTGACTTGTGAGGATTGGCTAATCAAACTTTTAAGTGGGCAGAAGTTTTTAAATTGTGAGGTGATAAGGAAAAAAGCAAAAAAGGCAGGATATTCAAAGGGGCAACTCAATAAAGCAAGAACCATATGTGGTGTAGCAACAATCAGTGATATATCCCTACAGGAAAACAGGAAAGCCAAGAATTGGTTTTGGCTAATACCGAAAGAAGACGATACAAATGCGGGAAAGCACGATTGAAAAATATTTGGCGGAACGTGTGAAGCGGCTGGGGGGCCGGGCGTATAAATTCGTTTCACCTGGGAATGCAGGTGTGCCTGACCGGCTGATATGTTTACCCGGGGGGCGGGCGGTATTTGCAGAGTTGAAAGCGCCCGGGAAAAAGCCGCGGCCCCTGCAGATCGCCGCGCAGGCAGAATTACGGAAATTAGGATTTCGGGTATGCGTGATTGACAGTAGGGCTGCCGCCGATAAGTTCCTGTCCAGTCTGGGGGTGAAATCCGATGCAGTATAACCCGCGTCCGTATCAGCGGTTTTGCTGTCAGCAGATACTGGACAAGCCAGCGTTGGCGTTGTGGCTGCGGATGGGGAGGGGTAAAACCATCATCACTCTTTCCGCCATCCACGAGCTGCGGTATAACCGCTTTGCCGTGTACAAGGTGCTGATCATCGCGCCAAAAAAAGTAGCGGAAGCGACTTGGCAGGATGAGGCGCTGAAATGGGACCATACCCGGCGGCTGAAATTCTCGACGGTACTGGGCAGCCAGGCGCAGCGGATCAGGGCCTTAAATACGCCGGCGGATATTTATATTATCAATCGCGATAATGTTACGTGGCTGGTGGACCTTTACCGGAATGACTGGCCCTTCGACATGGTGGTGGTGGACGAAGCGAGCAGCTTTAAGAGCAACAAGGCCCAGCGGTGGAAGGCCTTGAAGTCGATTCGGGGGCATGTCCGAAGGATCGTCGAGCTGACTGGGACCCCGGCGTCGCATAGTCTGTTGGATTTATGGCCGCAGGTGTTTTTGCTGGACGGCGGTCAGCGTTTGGGGAAGTCGATTGGCCAATTCCGGGAACGGTATTTTGATCCGGACAAGCGGTGCGCCACACAGATTTTTACATATAAGCCGAAGCAGGGTGCGGAGCGGTCCATCAAAAGCTTGTTGTCGGATATTTGCATCAGCCTGGGGGCCAACGATGGATTAACGCTGCCGCCGGAAATACCGGATCCCTTCCCGGTTGTCCTTACGCCGACCGCGGCGCGGGTTTACCGCAAGCTGGAAAAAGAAGCGCTGCTGCAGGTGGACGAGCATCTGATTGACGCGGGCAGCGCCGGGGTCCTGGCGAATAAACTGCTGCAGCTGTGCAACGGCGCCGTCTATGATGATCATCACCGGGTCGTGGAAGTCCACAGGTGCAAGCTGGAAGCTCTTGCGGAATTGATAGAGGCCCTAAACGGGCAGCATGCGCTTGTTTTTTATAATTTTCAGCATGATCGTGACCGCATTTTGAAATTGCTGTCCCGAACGCCGCTGCGGGTCCGTGTGTTTCATGGGGCGCAGGACGAACATGACTGGAACGTTGGGCGGATTGATGTTTTATTGGCCCACCCAATGAGTTGTGCCTATGGGCTGAATCTGCAGCAGGGCGGGCACCACGTTGTCTGGTTCGGTCTGCCGTGGAGCCTTGAATTATATCAACAGGCAAACGAGAGGCTTCATCGTCCGGGCCAGAAGGAACCGGTTGTCATTCATCAGCTGATCGTAAAGGGCGGGGTCGATGAAGACGTGATTGCGGCTTTGCGGGATAAAGCACACGCGCAGGATACGTTACTGCAACTGTTGAAGGTAAGAATTTGTAGGGCGAAGGGAGAATAATACGAAATGGCTGTTGCAAAAGACGATGCCCATAAAATCAGGCTGGATTTAGTTCCGCCGGCGCTGATCGAAGCCGTGGGGATTATTCGGGATTACGGCACGCGGAAGTACCATGATCCGGATAACTGGCGGCAGGTATCACCGGCGCGCTACCGAGCGGCTATGATGCGGCATTTGTGCCGGTATTTGCGCGATCCCGGCGGTGTGGATGAAGAAAGCGGTTATCCGCATTTATGGCATTTAGCGTGCAATGTGGCCTTTTTAATCGCATTGGAAACGCCGGAGCCAATGAAGGAAAGGGATGGGATTTATGGCAACACCTGAAAATCAGGCTAAAATTGATTGGCTGAACCGGTATAAAAAGCTGGACTGCGAGATTAACCGGGATTGTGAGGAGCTTTCCCGGTGGCATAGCAGGGCCGAAAAAATAACGCCGACGATTTCGTCGGTGCCGGGCGGCAATGAGAGCAGTGACCGGATACAGGATGCCGTTGAAAAGATTGTGGAGATCGAGTTCATGATTAATACTAAAATCGATCGGCTTGTGGGGATTCAAACGGAAATCGAAGGGGCTATTAAAAATATTCCGGATATTACGCTGCAAACGCTGCTACGGATGCGGTACATAGACGGGTTGACATGGGAAAAGATTGCGGTGAAACTGGATAAGTCCTATCAGTGGGTCTGTGAATTGCATGGACGGGCGCTGCAAAAGATTCCGAAAAAAGTTTTGGGCAGTTGATAGTAATTGATACTTTGTGTGTGGTATTATATATCATGGAACTTTAGGAGGACAGGCAAAAGCGCCTGCCCTCTTTGTAATTCTGTAAACGATTTGTTTTTTATCCCGGGGGGAGATAGGACGGATGATTGACGAGCGAAAAGAGCGTGCGATTGAACGGCTGATCATGGGCGACAGAATTACGGATGTCGCAAAATACGCGGGGGTATCACGGAACTGTATTTATACCTGGCTATCCGATGTAGAATTTAAGGCTGAGATTGACAGGCGGTCGCAGGAGATTAAGACCACGGGGCAGCACAAAATTACTGCCCGGCTGGGCGATTATATCGGGGAGTTGGAACGGCTGGCCTTTGAGGGGCGCTCGGAGAAGGTACGTGCTGACTGCCTGCAATACCTGGTGAATCGGGTTTGTGGTGTCCCCTCATCCGCACAGGTTGAGAGGACGGCCGAGGGTGATAAGGTAGTTGTTACTCAGTCACCGGAACAGCTGCAGTTGGAATTCAAGAAGTTTCGTGCGGGTGTGGGAAAGGAATAGTTATGCAGCTTTTGTCTGAATATCACAGCATTTATGCATTGCATAATTATAATAGCGTTGTGCAATATGCACAACGAAAAGAGGAATTTAGGATGGCATGACATAGTATATCTCATAGCAAAGGCATTTGTGCGTTCGTCAAAATGACGAACGCAATTCTACAAAATGCGTATTTTGTATAATTATAAAAGCTGCATAGTATGCGGCAGCGGAAAATAAAACGGCCGCGGGTTCGTTTGCTTCTGGTCGTCGGACCCGTGGCATTCTAACCAGGCGTCCGGCCGGAGCCGTGGATTTGATACTATAAATTTTTTTCAATTTTTCTAGACTGCGGATTTGGAACCGGGGTGATGCTTGTGCGGTATGACGGGATCGACTTTGACAGCGACGATGAATTCAACAGCTATTTGCTGTACAAGTATTTGCTGCGCGGCTGCCGGCTAAACGGGGCATCCCCGGAAGACGCCGCGGCCGCCGCGGAGCACATGATTACCCAGAACAGCAAGAACCTGTTCGGGTATCACGGATTGGCGTGGAGCCTGGGCCGGTTGGACCTGGAATTTTTTAATTTGTATTTTTTGCAGAATGTTTTTATCGGGCCGGGGAAAGCGGAAATCTCCGCGGACCATAAAACCGCCTGGATGCAACTCCAAAGTCTTATCAGCAGTGGAAAGCCGGGCCGGATGCTGTATATTAAATACCGCGGGTGGGGCAAGACCACTTTTATTTCGCAGTCGTCCGCGATTTGGGCCGCTGTGTATGGGCAAAAGCGGTATATTATCCTGTGCAGCGCCGTAGGGGACACGGCGGACGCCTTCGTCAATAATATTAAGCTCGCTCTGAAAGAAAACGCCCGGATTGAAAAGGCATTTGGAAAACTGTATGATCCGCAGCATTATACCTGTAATAACGAGATTATCGATCTCGCGAATTCCGTACGGATTCAAAGCATTTCGTCTGCGTCGGTTTTCCGCGGCAAGAATTTTGCGAACGTTCGCCCCGAATTGGTTATTTTGGACGATTATCAGAAAGACGACGACGTGGCAACGCCGGAACAACGGGATAAGAAGTGGAAACGCTTCCAGGACGACGTGATGAAATCCGTCCAGCAGAATTCCTGCGTGATGATCGCCTGTGGGACGATTCAGCACAAGGATGATTTTTATGACCGGCTGCTGCATGATCCTACCTGGCCGCACAGTGTGACGATCGCGATACCCGTAAAGGACGTGGACCGGCTATTTGATTCCGGCCGCTGGGGGGAGTTTAAGAAACGGATTTATGATGCGAAGGATCCGGACAGGCTGGAAACCGCACGCGGATATTATTACGACCATGAAAATGAGATGCAGTATCCGCTGCAGTGGTCGCAATGGTTTAACTGCCTGGACGTGGCGCTTTCGTATTATTCTAATCCCGTATCTTTCAAGCAGGAAATGCAGTGTGACGTGGATCATATCGGGATGCGGCGGTTCACTACAATTATCACGGAACCACCGAAGGTTATAGAGGCGCACGACTTCCAGCAGACGATGCTTTGTATTGACCCGGCGAGTTCAACCGGAAAAGAAAACGACTATACCGCGTTTCTCGTTGGCTCTCGCGGCCCTACGGGCGTGAAATACGTCCGGAAGGGTGAAATAAGCCGTCTGAATTTTGACGCTTATATCGCTCATGCGGTGGCCCTGTTAAAGCGGTACGATGAGATAACGCATATCTATATCGAAAAAAACTTGTATATGGGCACGGACGTGCTGCGGCTGAAAGAGTGGATTCAGCGGGATCCCCAGCTATGCAGCCGCCCGTTTATTTTTCAGAATGATATGCAGAAAAAGAATAAAGTGGATAAAATCGACGCGATTACCGGCGATGTCCTGATGGGGCGGTTGATTTTTAACGCGGCGGATACGGAAGCGCTGCAACAGCTAGCCGATTATCAGGGGGCGCAGAGCCTGCATGACGACTTCCCGGATATTGTCGCGGAATTTGATACCCGGATCGGGCAGATACAGCCGGTCCTGCCGGCTGTTGGATTTTATCCGCGCCGGCTGTTGTTTTAAGGGGGTGGGAAAATGCTTAGCAGTATGCTTTTGGCAAAATGTAAAGAAGATTATGATGCTCATCATGCCGGCTACGAAAAGATGCTGCGGTATTATAACGGCGATACGGATGCCATGGCAAATTACAAGATGATTACCGCCCGGGCGAACAATAAAGTGCGCTGCAATTATGTGCAGAAATTTGTCAAGGAAGAAGCCGCCTATGTCTGTGGGAATAAAATCACTTATGTCAGCCACAACGGAAATAAAACGGTTACGGAAGATATTCGTCTGGCGTTAAAGAGCTGGGATGATAAGCATAATCGCGAGTTATGCAAAAACGCGCTCGTGTTTTCGGAAGCCTATGAGTTGTATTATATCGACGGCGCCGGGAATTTCCTGGCGCGGATTTGCACCCCCCTGAATTCTTATGTCTATAGGGATGAGGACGACAATGTTATTGCTTTTTTCCGGTTTTTTCGGAAAAAGTTTGACGATACAAAAACAACCTATGCGGATGTGTATTGCGCTGATGGTGACATTGGGCATTTTACGGTATCCGGCAGCGCTTTCCTGCCGATCAACGGACAGCCGCTGGACCGGAATGTGTTTGACGAGGTGCCGGTTGGTATTGTGGATACCGGCATGATTACCGAAACGATCTACTGGATCATCAAGGGTCTGCAGGACGGGTATGAAACGAACCTGTCTGATATAGTCAATGAAATTTCGGACTTTCGTAATGCCTACCTTGAATTGATCGGGTGCAAGCTGGATGATAAAAAAGACCCGGATGGGAAAACTGTGGCTGATCGGATGAAGGAAAACGGGATCCTTACTGTTCCGGAAAATGGGAAAGCCGAGTGGCTGGTAAAGAATATCAACGACAGCTTTATCCAGAATACGCTTGCGTCTTTGGAAGATAAAATCTATCAGCTTACCAGCCATATCAACAACAACGAAAAGATGGTGTCAAATACCTCGTCGCTTGCGCTCCGTAACCGGCTGATCGGGCTGGAACAGCGGTGTGTTACGAACACCGAAGCTATGACGAACTGCGTTAAAACACGGCTGCGCCTGCTGTTTGAGTTCTTATACAAAAAGCAGGGCAGCGAATACGATTGGCGGGATATTGATATTAAATTCACTCCGTGCATTCCGACCGACGACCTGATGGCGGCACAGATTATATCGCAGCTGAACGGGAAGCTGTCTACAAAGACCGCACTTGCGCAACTGTCGTTTGTGGATAACCCGGAGAATGAACTAAAGCAGCTGAAAGACGAAAACAAGGCGAATTCCATTGGCAGCGGACTGCTTAACGGCGCTGGCGGTACTCCGCCGCCTGCCGGGGGCGGTGACACCGCATGAAAATCAATCCGGAATATCAAAAATTGATTTTGAAGATTAAGCAGGACGGTGAAAAGTATGCGGATCGGCAAATGCAGATCGTTTACAGTGAACAAAAGAGCCGTCTGACCGGGCTGCATCAATATCTTGGGCTGCTGTACGTGAAGCACGCGGTTGATGGGATGCTGCATGTTTCCGCGGCGCAGAAAGCGGCAATTCTTTCCGACGTCGATAAGCAGATTTTATCGGCGCAGAAGAGTATCGGTGATGCAGAGATCAGGACTATATCCAATATTTTAGCGCATAACTATGAGGATGCCTATTATAAAACGGCGTATGTTCTGGATTCCGGGTTAAAAACCGGAATTAAGTTTGGAATGTTGAAACAGGAATACATTGACGCCGCTGTAAATAGTCCGGTTAAAGGAGAGCTGTTTTCCAATCGGATATGGAATAATAAAGCCGCAGTCGCTGATAGGCTGAAAGGATCCTTCCTGGATGCTTTAAACGGTGGCGTTACGATCGATCAGATTGGGCAGGAACTCCGGCAGACGTTTAACGTGCAGGCATATGAATCCCAGCGGCTGGTGCATACGGAAAACGCTCGTATCCAGTCTGCGGCTATTGACGACATCGGGGAATCCGCCGGATGCGTGCGGCAGATGTTCTGCGCGACGCTGGAATCCAACACTTGCGCTGTATGTGCTGGGCTGGATGGGAAATATTTTGATATTGACGATGTCGCTAAACCGGAAATCCCGATTCATCCCGAGTGTCGGTGTGTCTATATCAACGTGCCGACCGGTAATTGGCAGCCGCAGCGGCGCCGGGACAATGAAACCGGCAAAAATACCGGGTATAAAAGCTATGATCAATGGGCAGAAGAAAAAGGTATTAAAAGTAGTGGAAAAATTGTTTCCCCGGCCGATAAAAGTGATATAATAACTTTGGAATCTAATTTTCGGGATAAGATTATGTCAGGGGGATATAATCTGTCTGTCAACAAGGATTTACAGGCACGGCATGACCCGCAATCGGGAAGGTATGTAAATGGTCGCAGTAAATTAAGTGTTGACGCCCAGTCGTTGATAGACAAATACCACGGAACCGGTCGTATTGTGATACAGTCACCATCGCAGCCTCCGAAAGAAGTGATAACGGCAGACCGTGTTATCGGTCAATACCAGGATCAAAAAACCGGGGGATGGATTGCTACGCATAAGGCTATGATCGTATATTCAAATTCGGGTACGCATGTATATCCGGTAAAGGAGATGAGCGGCAATGATTAAGGCATTAAGAAAAAGCATCGGGAAAACTATAAAAGTAAAATTAAATTGGGGTTCCTCTGGTTTCGTAAAAGTCAGTGTCATTCAGCCGCTTGAAGAAGATTATGAATCCTATATGTGCCGGGTTGAGCAGGACCAGGACGAATTTAAGGCGGGATCGCTGATAGAGGTTTCCCAAAGTAATTTGCTTGCTTTAGAGCCTTAAACCCTACGATAAGTCGCTCCTTGCGCGGGAGTGTAGATTGGAATAAACAAAAAAAGAAAGAAACAAACGCGTGTAAAGGCACTCGGAAACGGGCGCTTTTTTTATACTCAATTTTTATGAAAAATTGCGTCCATGGGGTAAAAGCGTCATGGGAGCAGACGGGGGTAATTGTATGACTTTACAGGAAGTACAGGATTTTCTGGCAAAAAACAAGGATCAGGAAGATGTTCAAAAATTTGTGGCAGGTTTCAACCCGTTAACCTTGGATCGGGTACAGAATTTTGTCAGGAAGGATCGGGACGCTGTTGCATGGCTGGACAGCGAAAAGGATAAGCATACGCAAAAGGCCTTGAAAACCTGGCAGGATAACAACCTGGATAAATACTATCAGGATCGCTATAAAAAAGAGCATCCGGGCGCGGACCCGATAGAGTACAATAAAGTTTGCAATTTGTAGGTAGGTATAGGAAACCACCGGGGACTCTGATAAAATGAATGTTGCGAGCAAATCATTTTGAAG